GTTTTCCAGGATTTCGGAACGAATGCCAGCTTACTGGGTCTCACGACGACAGAAGCTAGTTGCTTTCCCTCAGCAGACGATTGGCTTAAGGCCTCAGTCCACGAAGGGAACTCCGCCAACACTTGTTGGATGGCTGGAAGAAGCGATTCGCTACACGAGAGCCCCGCTCGCAATTTCGCGATTGGAGCTGCTTTACTTTTTACGACTTCAGTCGTAGCCCCAGGACCGAAGGTTAGTGCTAAGTCACTCAGGTTAGGGACATCTCCGAGTATACGAGCGATTTTCCGTCGAGCCGCATGTAATATGGGCTCGACGACGGAAAGCAAGGAAGCTTTACCGGCGCGTACACAATGGAGAAGTTCGTTAGTCTGAGAGCAGAGCTCTTCGGTACTGATGAACGTACGGATAGCCTCCGCCCGACGATCGACACCTAAGTCTATGTCATCGCGTTTTTCAAAGAACGCTTTGATTTGACGAATAAGTGCGGTATCGGTAACGGAGTAATCGCCGTACACCATCTCACGCGCGATGATCTCGGAGATACAAGTACGCGCACAAGTACTACTGAATGTACTATGCACGGCCAAGCGTCTCGTAAGGTCAACGTACACACTACGCTCGTGTGGATCGGAAATCCACTCGGCGCACGTGAGGGCCAAATCTGCTATGAACTCGTGAGAGTTCTGCGGACTCAGTTTTTCGTTAATAGGCTTTAAGAAAAGCATTCTATTTTCCTAGAAAGGTTAATTAAAACGAAGGCCAAAACGGCCACTGTCCACACCAAAGGGCATAGACAGCTAGAGCGCGACTTACGTCGCCGACACGAGTGTGTCGATCAGCTCAGGAGCAAACCCCGTAGTAACAGGAGCGACGGAAGTCGCGATGTTACCAAGGATGTTCGTATGAAGCTGACGCAGAGTCCGACGATCGGTTATCGAACTGCGCTGATGGGCGAAACACGTGGTAGACATAGTCACCACGTGCGCAACCTTAGGCGCAGCCGTATAACCGGCAGCGTTTTGACCCGAGACGGATTCCATCACGGGCAACTTACTGATAACGTCGGCTTTGTACACACCTGACTTACGCAACTCAAGTTGCATGGTTAGCGTCAGCTGGGCATATACAGGAACACTCGCGAGATTCTCGCGCCAATTCGCACGGATGACACCTTTTTCACGGGTGA